CGCCTTGCGATCTTGTCGATCGGCAAGAAGAACGGAAAGACACCGCTGATCGCCGCGCTGGTGCTCGCGCACCTAGCCGGGCCCGAGGCCCGCACGAACTCGCAGATCGTCTCCGGCGCGATGTCGCAGACTCAGGCGGCGACGGTCTTCAAATACGCCTGGAAGATGGTGCAGGCGAGCCCGAAGCTGGCCGCGCTGGTTCGGGTGCGGCCGAGCCTGAAGACACTGCAGGGCCTGGCGGCGAACGTCGAATACCGCGCGATCAGCCGCCAGAAGAAGACGGCGCACGGCATCGCGCCAGTCCTGGCCATCCTCGACGAGCTCGGTCAGGTGCGAGGACCGCAGGACGACTTCGTCGAGGCGATCGAGACCGCACTTGGCGCGTACGACGGCGGCATGCTGATCGTGATCAGCACGCAGGCCGCGAGCGACACCGACATCCTCTCGACCTGGATCGATGATCAGAAGGAGAACCCGAGTCCGCACACGGTCTGCCACGTGCACGCCGCCGAGGATCCCGACTGCGACGTGATGGACGAGGCGGCGTGGCGCCAGGCCAATCCCGCTCTCGGCGTCTTCCGCAGCGCCAAGGACATGAGGTTGCTCGCCGAGAAGGCGAAGCGCATGCCCAGCTTCGAGGCGTCGTTCCGCAACTTGAACCTCAACCAGCGGGTCGAGACATCGAGCCCGCTGATCTCACGCGGCGTCTGGATCGCGAACAGCTTCGCCCCCGACCCGCGCGCATTCGACGGTGCCGTCGACATCTACGGCGGTCTGGATCTCTCCGGCCGCACCGACCTCACGGCGTTCGTGCTGACCGCCTTCTTCGAGGAGCGCTGGCACGTGCTGCCGTTCTTCTGGACGCCCGAGAGCGGCATCCACGAGCGGGCGAAGCGCGATCGCCAGCCCTACGCGCTGTGGAAGGAAAAGGGCCTGCTTCGCGTGACGCCTGGCGCCTCGATCGACTACGACTACGTGCTCGAGGACATCCGGGACAACGTGCTGGCCGGCCGCGCGCTGAAGGCCTGCGGCTTCGATCGTTGGCGCATCGACGTGCTGAAGAGGGCGCAGGAGCGTGTCGGCTTCGAGCTGCCGCTGGTGCCGTTCGGCCAAGGCTTCAAGGACATGAGCCCGGCGATCGACACGCTGGAATCGGCGCTCCTCAACGACGAGGTCAGCCATGGCAACCATCCGGTGCTGACGATGTGCGCGGCCAACGTCGCCGCGAGCAAGGACGAGGCTGGCAACCGCAAGCCGAACAAGATCAAGTCGACCGGCCGCATTGACGGCATCACGGCGCTCCTGATTGCGCTGGGTGTCGCCCACCGCGAGATCGAGCTCGAGCCGACCTTCCAGGCGTTCACCGTCTGACCCCCCGCGCGCGCGAAAGCGCGAAACCACAAACGGCCCGCCGCGCGCAGGTCTTCTGCACTTGGGAGCGCCAAACGATGAATCGCGCCTACTCGACCATCCAGTTCAAGGCCGCGGAGACGGACGGCAAGCGCACCTTCAGTGGCATTGCGTCGACACCGTCGACCGACCGCATGGGCGACATCGTCGAGCCGAAGGGTGCGCAGTTCAAGCTGCCGATCCCGCTGCTGTGGCAGCACGACTCGCGGCAGCCCATTGGCTGGATCCGCAAGGCGAAGGTCACCGCAGCCGGCATCGAGGTCGAAGGCGAGGTCGCCACGGTCGAAGAAGACGGGCCGCTGAAGTCGCGGCTTCTGGAGGCCTGGCAAATGCTGAAGGCCGGGCTTGTCCGCGGCCTGTCGATCGGCTTCAACTCGATCGAATCCGCGCGCATCGAAGGCACCTACGGGCTGCACTTCCTCAAGTGGGAGTGGCTCGAGCTCTCGGCCGTGACGATCGCAGCGAACCAGGACGCGACCATCACTGCAATCAAGTCGATCGACGAGCAGCACCTGGCCGCGCTGGGCCGAGAGGGGCCACCGTCGGATCGCAACCGCCCCGGCGCTTCGGGGCACCGCAAGCAAGCCGCCGCTGGCGGCTTTTTTCATTCCCGAAGCCAACGAGGCACCACCATGAAGACTCTGAAGGAACTGCGCGAACTCCGCGCCACCAAGGCCGCTCGCCTGCAGGAACTGGCCGACCTGTTCAAGGACGCCGATCACGACGCCACCGACGAGGAGAACGCCGAGTACGACGGCCTGCTCGTCGAGGTGAAGGAACTCGACAAGGACATCCGCGTCTCCGAGTTCCAGGCGCTCAACGCCAAGGCCGCGACGCCGGCCGCCGGCGGCAACCGCGAGGACGGCGCCCGCAGCCGCGTGCCGGGCGGCATGTCGTTCGCGAAGACCCTGGACCCCGAGGACAAGTTCAAGGGCCAGGCGATGACGCGGCTGTTCATCGCGAAGGCGCTGTCGTACATCGCACTGAAGGAGGGCAACTTCGTCAGCGCCGGCGACATCGCTCAGGCGCGCTGGGGCAAGTCGCACCCGAAGCTCGTGCAATACATCCGGACCGCGGTCGCCGGCGGCGGCACCGGTTCCGGCGAGTGGGGCGCCGAGCTGGCGCAGGCCGACACCCGCTACAACGGCGACTTCGTCGAGTTCCTGTACGCGATGACGGTGTTCGACCGCCTGCCGCTGCGCCCGGTGCCGGCGCGCGTGCACATCAAGGGCCAGGACGGCGCCGCGACCGGCTACTGGGTCGGCGAATCGAAGGCGATCCCGGTCAGCAAGGCCGACTTCTCCGACGTCGAGTTGTCGCCGCTGAAGGTCGGCGCCATCGCGGTCTGCTCGAAGGAGCTCGTCGCCGATTCCGACCCGTCGGCCGAGATGTGGATCCGCGACTCGATCGCCCAGGCCAGCGCGCAGCGCGTCGATACCACGTTCCTGTCGACGTCGGCGGCGGTTGCCGGCGTGTCCCCGGCGGGCATCCTGAACGGCGTCACGGCACTGTTCTCGGCGGGCTCGACGGCGGCGGATCTGCGCGACGACATCGCCGCGCTCTACGCGTCGTTTATCACCGCGAAGAACGCGAGCGGCCTCGCGCTGATCACGACGCCGTCGCTCGCGAAGGCGATCTCGCTGATGGTCAACGCTCTCGGCCAAGTCGAATTCCCGGGCCTGACCGCGACCGGTGGCATGCTGCTCGGAGACCAGGTCTACACCGGCGACAACGTCGGCGCCGGCGACCTGATCCTGCTGAAGCCGAGCGACATCTGGAAGATCGGCGACAGCGGCATCGAGATGAGCATGTCCGACACGGCGACGATCGAGCAGAACGACGCGCCACAGGGTGCCGGCGACACGCCGACCGCCGCGTCGGCGACGCTGATGTCGCTGTGGCAGACCGAGCAGGTCGGCTTCAAGGTGGTGCGCCGGATCAACTTCCAGAAGCGCCGCACCTCGGCTGTGGCCTATGTCGGCGATGCCGCCTACGGCACGGGCACCTGATCTCCTGAAGTTGCAACCCTGACCCCGGTCGCTTCGGCGGCTGGGGTCTTTTCTGGAGACGGCGATGCCCAAGATGGTTTGCAGGAGCCCGAACACCTACGGCGGCAAGAAGCGCCAGGTCGGCGACTACGTCGAGGTTCATCGGAACGACATCCGGCTCGTCACGACGCTGGGCTGGTTCGAGGAACCGAAGCCGGCCGCGCCGCCGGTGGTTGCCGCGAAGGCCAGCGCGCCGGCGCCGAAGACCGAGAAGCCGCCGAAGGCCCCTGTTGAGAGCGCGGCGCCCGCCGCCGCCCCGCTGCCGGCCCAAGCCGGCGCGCCGGCGCCGCCGGCCGCGGATGTCGCCGCCCCGGCCGCGAAGCGCGCCTATCAGCGTCGCGACATGACCGCCGAGGGCAGCTGAGATCGTGCGCCTGTTCGGCTACGACCTGTCGTTCAAGAAGGCTGCGCCGCCAAACTCGCGCGCCGTCGATGGTGACCGCGGCTGGCTGACGCTATGGCGCAGCGGCGACCTGGATACCGGCGACTGGCAGCGCGACGAGCGGATGGACGACGACAGTCTGCTCGCGCAGACGACGCTGTTCTCGTGCATGACGCTCATCGCCAGCGATGCGGCGAAGCTGGAACTGCAGATCGAGCAGCGCTACGGCAAGGTCTGGCTGCCGAAGACCGTGCGGGGCTACACCGACTTGCTGCAGCGGCCGAACGGCTACCAGACGCGCCAGCAGTTCATCGAGCACTGGCAGCTCAGCAAGCAGAGCCGCGGGAACGCCTACATCCTACTGTCCCGGCCGAAGCGCAACGCGCTGCCGACCGCGATGCACGTGCTGAATCCTGACCGCGTGACGCCGCTCGTTGCGCCGGACGGATCGGTCTTCTATCAGCTCGGCGAGGACAACCTGGCGGGCGTCGTCGATGACGCGTTGACGGTCCCGGCCAGCGAGATCATTCACGACCGCTTCAACTGCCTGTTTCACCCATTGGTCGGCCTTTCGCCGATCTTCGCCGCCGGCCTCGCCGCGTCGCAGGCGCTGCGGATCCAAACGAGCAGCGCACGCTTCTTCCGCAACATGGCGCGGCCCGGCGGCATGCTCACCGCGCCGAAGCAGATCGGCGACGAGACCGCCAAACGCCTGAAGGCGGAGTTCGAGAAGAACTTCAAGGACGAGAACCAGGGCCGGCTCTTCGTCGCCGGCGACAGCCTCACGTACGTGCCGCTGAGCGTGAACGCGGTCGACTCGGAGGTCGTCGCCCAGCTTGGCCTGTCGGCGAAGCAGATCGCCGCGACATTCCACGTCCCGCCCTACATGGTCGGCGCCGCGGAGCCGCCAGCGATCAACAACATCGAGGCCGAGCAGCAGCGCTACTACAACCAGTGCCTGCAGACGCTGCTGCAGGCCTCGGAAGCGTGCCTGGATCGCGCGCTGGGCCTCGGCGCGCCGGTGGAGCTCGACGACGGCTCGATGGCTGTGCTGAGGACCAACTTCAACGAGGGCGACCTGCTGCGCATGGACAGCGGCAAGCTCATCGAGGTGCTCGAGAAGGGCGTGAAGGGCATCATGATGCCGGACGAGGCACGCGAGCGTCTCAATCTTCTGCCAGCGACCGGGGGAAACGCGGTCTACATGCAGCAGCAGAACTACTCGCTCGCTGCGCTCGCGAAGCGCGACGCCAAGGAAGACCCGTTCGGCAAAGCTGAGTCGGCGCCGACTCCGACTCCGGCGCCACCGCCAAGCGGCGACGGGAAGGATCTCGCTCTGACGCAAACGAAGGAGTTCGTTGCGGAAATGAATCGGCTGTTCGAGCAGGAGCCATCCGGTGGCTGATGGTCGTGACGGGCGGCCCGGACCGCCGGGTCCGCCTGGGCGCGACGGCGCACCAGGCCCGGCCGGTCGACCTGGCGCTCCGGGGCCCGCCGGCGCGCCGGGCGTCGACGGCGTTGACGGCATCGATGGTCGCGCCGGGAAGGATGGCGCGCCGGGCCCAGCTGGCCGCGACGGTCGCGATGGCGAGCCCGGGCCGCAAGGTCCGCAGGGCGTTCAAGGGCCGCCAGGACCAGCAGGGCCGCAGGGCCCGCGCGGTGCAGACGGCGCCCGCGGCCGCGATGGATTGGACGGTGCTCCGGGCTCGCCGCCGGAGCATGAGTGGTCCGGCACGAAGCTGCGATTCCGGCAGCCCAGCGGCGCATGGGGACCGTGGGTCGACCTGCAAGGCAAGGGCAGCGGCGACACGGTCATCTACGGAGGTGGTGGCGGCACGGTCGACGTGTCGGCCCTGCTCAACACGCTCGGCGCGGCGAGCGGCGCGACGCCAGACCGCTTCATCGTGCGCCAGGCGGGCGTATGGCGGCAAGCGACGCTGACGCAAATGATCAACTGGCTTGGCGGTTCCGCGCCGGCCGCCCCATCGCTCGACTTCAGCGATCCCGACAACAGCCAATACCTCGCCTTGACGGGCATCGGAGGAATGTGAATGTCCCAGATCACGGTCAAAGACAGCGCGGGCGCTGACCAGATAGTCGCAGCGGTCGATGACACCGGCACCGCAGCGGCAGCCGACAGCATGCCCGTCACGCTGTCGACGGAGGACAAGGCAGTTGTCGCTGCGATTGCCACAGAGGTCACGTTGGCGGCGATGAACGCCAAGGTGCCGGCGCTCGGCCAGGCGCTGGCGGCGGCATCGGTGCCGGTGATCCTGCCGGCAGCCACAGTGACGGCGCTGACGCCGCCGGCGGCCATCACGGGGTTCGCCACCGAAACGACCGCGGCAGCGGCGGCCGCGAGCCTCTCTGTGCTCGACGACTGGGACGAGAGCGATCGCGCCAAGGTCAACCCCATCGTCGGCCAGGCCGGAGTGGCGGCCGGCGCCGGTGCGGTTGGCGCAACGGTGCAGCGCGTGACGCTGGCGAGCGACGATCCCGCCGTGTCGCGCCTCTCGCCGCCCAGCACCGGCACGCAGACCAGCGTGGCCAGTGGGACGGGCGACGCGACCATCCTGGCCAGCAACGCCAGCCGCAAGGGCGCCGTGATCTTCAACGACGACGCCAACGACCTGTTGCTGCTTCTCGCCTCGGGTACCAGCTCATCGACCAACTACAGCGTGCGCGTGGCGGGCGGGGCCGGATACGAGCTGTCCGTGTGCCAAGGCGGCGTCTACACGGGTGTCATCAAGGGCCTCTGGCTCGCAGACGGTTCCGGCTCGGCGCGCGTCACCGAGTTCACCTGAGGGAGGCCCCGCATGCCATTTCTCGCGAAGCCAACGCTCGCCACGACGTGGGCCGCCAAGCCGGCGGCTTCTGGCGTCGCCGTCGGTACCCGCATCGTCGTCACCGATCTGAGCTACAGCGTCTGGTACAGCGATGGCACGAACTGGTATCCGCAGGGAGGGCACGCGGTGCTCGGCCAACAGGCGACGCTGTTCAGCCTGGGTGCCACGCCGGGATCCGGTGAGACGATCGCGTGGCAGGCGACCATCCCGGCCGGCCTGCTGGTCGCAGGCAAGGCCATGCTGCGCTACATGCAGAGCGTCGAGCATCTCAGTGGAACGTCCGACACCTGCACCGTTCGCACGAGGCTCGGAACAGCCGGCACTACCTCCGATGCTCAAGTCGGTTTGGGCGGCGCGTTGGCGACCACGAACCTCACGATGGCGATCCTCAACCATCTCACGGTGCCATCGGCGACCACTGCGCGCCGGAGTGCGTCAGGCGGCACCAATGGCACCGTGGCGTGGTCCTCCGTCAGCGCGACGGCGCGACCGGCGGCCGTGACCATCGCGAACGTCTCCAACGCCCTCATCTTCACCGTGACGGCCCAGATGACGAGTGGCGCAGCCGAGACGGCAGAACTCGATGGCGGTCTTCTCGAATTGTTCATGAGGCCGTGAACGGAAATGGGGTACACCTTCGAGGCCGCCGACAAGCTCAGGTTTGCCTACTACGGCTCGGTCAACGGCGTGCTGGTACCGCATGTCGGCATCGGGTCCACGAAGAGCGGCAACAACCCCGGCACGATGGCAGGCGCCACCAGCACCGCCGCCCTCGTGGATGCTCTACGCACCACGTTGACCTTCCGCGCCTCGGACAACATCCGCGTGCTGGATGTGTACTTCGCCGTGCTGAATCCATCGCTGCAAGCCGTGCTCGCCGCGCTGCTGCGGGTCAACGGCGCGGACCTCTATGACGATGACGACGCACTGGCCGCAGGCACGTGCGAGAGCGCGTACCCCAACGCGCACAAGCGCATCCTGTGCGCGGCGCCGATCACGACGGTCAGCATCGTGGGCATGCCGAGCGGCATCGCGAGCGCGGTCTACACGGGCAATCGCCTGTTCATCACCGGCAGGGCCTGAGCCCATGCATGCCACCCAAGCGGTCGGGATCCGGCCAATCAACAACCTTTTGCAGGTCGCCGTGGCGGCGGAGACTTCGAGGCCTTTCCTTTACTGGCCGATGGCGGTCGACGAAAAGCCCTTGTATGGCGGTACCGCATCGGGCATGCCAGACCTGCCGACACTCACGGGCACGGGCTCACCGAGTTACGCCACGCGCGCCGGCTGGCTGACGCTGGATGACACCAGCTACTACACCAGCACCGACTTCGCGAACGCGCAGATGGCTCGCGTGTTCGACTTGCAAGAAGGCATCCTGCTCGTGTCGTTCCAGGCCACCGTGGCCAGCGGCGCAACGGGCCAGAACAAGGTGTTGTCGCTCGGCGCAGGCGGCGCGCCAGCGCTGTGGATCGGTGTCTCAACCGCCACCAGCTACCGGCCGGACGTGGCGATCAACTTCGATGGCGATACCGCCGGAACGCCACCGATCTACGCCGGAGCCAGCAACGAGTTCGCGGCTGCCACAGACACCAACATCACTCTGCTCATCGACAACCGCCCAGCGGTCAAGGGCCTGAGTCGGTTCGTCAACGGGACGAGTGTGACCGGCGCCACGTGGGCGGGCAAAGGCGCGCTGAGCTGGGCCAACATGACTGGCCGCTGGCGAATTGGCGCTGATGCCGCGGGGACCGCCGCCAGCACCTTCAACGGCGCCTTCCGCCGGCTGCTGTGCGTCAACTTCGGCACCACGATGCCGTCGAACATCAACGGCCTCATCCAGAGCCTGCACCAGAGCAACTGCCGCCCAACGCGCGAGTTGTACCTGGCCGCGCGATGACCGCGCGATCTCTCATCGACGGACTGGCCGTTCGCATCGGGTATTGCACGCGCACCACGGCAGCGTTGACCGTCGTCGCGCTGCAGGACGCGGGCACGCTGGCCGTGACATGCAGTGGCGGCACGGTCGCCATCACAGTGCCACTCACCGGTATCGGCGACGACCACCCGACCTACGGGGCGGGCCAGTTTCCGATGTACTACGCCAAGGTGGATATCGCCGGTCTGACTCCTGGCACGCTCTACACATACACGGTCGCGAAGAACGGGAACGCGGTCAGTGGCAGCTTCCGGACCATGCCGGCCGCGGAGGAGGACTACGCGTTTGCGATGTCCACGTGCGAACACCTCGCGCAGTACAGCCCGGTGCCGGTCCACCAGGTGATGCGCGACTACTGCGAGGCGCAGGACACGCCGTGCTACTTCTACGCGCACGTGGACGACAACGCATACCTCGACACCACGCGATTCTTCGGCTACCAACCGGCGGCCGGGCAGGACGGCCTCACGGGCCTGCAGTTCAGCAATCTCTCGCTGGACCCACAGGCCACTGGTCTGGCTTGGGATTACTGCATCGGGTATCTCGGCTACTTTGGCCTGCTGCCGAGCTGGACCTACACCACCCGGCCGGATCGCATGTGGTGGCATCGCAATATGCCGCTCTGGTCCCAGTGGGGCGATCACGAGGTCGGCAGCAACTGGAAGCGAGGGTATGGCGGCCAGGGCAACTGGTACGGGCCGCCCGGCTACAGTGCTGCGTCCGACTTCTCGCCGGTCGGCAACGCCCACGCGGATTTCTTTGCGGAGGTCGCCGAGCCATTGTGGGAGGCCCTCTTCGGGCAGGCCTTGCCACCCAAGCTCGGCGCCAGCGGCCAGCACTGGGGCACGAGCTACGGCCCCGTGGCCTTCGCGGCCATCGACTGCAACACGTTCATCGACGGCCGTCATGGTCTGGCGCCGGGGACCGGCGCCAACAGCGGCAGGCAGGCGGACGGGACCGTCAAAGCAGCCACCGGCGACGCCACGCTGCCATTCCTGGGGGCCACGCAGATCGGCGAGATCCTCGGGCACTACACCGCTGCGGCCAAGCCGTTCAACATCTTGTTCACCAGCGACGGCTTGGCGAGCCACAACGAGCCATGGGGCCAATGGTGGGTGGCCGACAGCGATGACTTCATCAGGCGCGCCGATTCTGGCGTGTTGAACAACGCACAGCTCAACGGCACGACCGGCAAGCTGGCAATTCTCAAGGGCGACACCCACGCCCTCCATGTCTCGAGCTACCACTCAGACGGCACGGCTGGCGGCCTCGGCGGCAGCGACTACAACGGCAAGGAATTGTGGGAAATCTGCCCGGGAACGCTCAACGCAAGCGGCACCGTGAACACGACTTTCCAATACCGGATCTTCGGCGAGCGGCTACGCGCCATCCGCTGCGGCACGGGCCCGCGAGCACGCAACTACCACGGCTTCGTGCATGTCACGGTCCGGGCCAGCGCAACGCCGCAACGCGCTGAAGTGCGCTTGGTCGAGACCACCACCGGCCAGGCCGAGGTGATCTGGAGTGGGCAGTGGTCTGCCGACGTGCCCGGCAATGCGTTCATGCCACTGGCGGCGCGCCCGCGGCTCGCCTGAGCAAACGACGTCACCGCCAAAGCACAGGAACAGCGATGAACCCTCAAGAGCTCGCCCAGTCCGTCGTGACCACGGTTCGCGGATACATCGGGCGGGCCGTGGCGCCGCTGGCCGACGCGCTGAAGGCGCACGCCGAGCGCATCAAGGCGCTCGAGGATCGGCCGCCGGAGGCGGGACCGGCAGGGCCGCAGGGCGAGAAAGGCGAGCCCGGCATGGCCGGCCGTGACGGGCCAGTCGGGCGCGACGGCCAAGATGGTCGCGACGGATCACCTGGAGTGCCAGGCCCGCGCGGCGAGAAAGGCGCGCCGGGCGTCGATGGAAAGGACGGCGCTCCCGGCGCTGAAGGTCCGCCAGGTCGCGATGGCGCGCCGGGCGAGGACGGCGCGCCCGGCCGCGACGGGCTAGACGGGAAGGACGGTGCCCCCGGGAAGGATGGCGCCCCTGGACGTGACGGCATCGACGGCAAGGATGGGACTCCCGGCGCCCCAGGCCGCGACGGCGTCAACGGCAAGGATGGCACGCCCGGCAGGGATGGATCCGACGGCCGCGATGGCGTTGACGGGAAAGATGGCGCACCCGGCCCGCAAGGCGAGCGCGGAGAGAAAGGCGAGCCGGGCGCCCGCGGCGAACCTGGTGCCGAAGGGCCGTCGGGGCCCGCGGGGCCCGCTGGACCAGCTGGCGAGAAGGGCGAGCAGGGCGAACGCGGGGAGCCCGGCGCCACTGGCGAACGCGGCGAGCCGGGCCCGGCCGGACCTGCTGGGCCGCCAGGCCCTGCCGGCGAGAAAGGCGCCCCAGGTCGCGATGGCGCCAACGGAGCGCCGGGCGCGCGCGGGGAGAAGGGCGACCTCGGAGACCGCGGACCCGAGGGGATGCCCGGCCGCGACGGCCGCGATGGCCAACCCGGCAGGCCGGGTCCGGCCGGTCAGGATGGCATCAATGGCAAGGACGGCCGCGACGGTCTCGGCATTGACGACTTCGACATCGAGCTGAAGGACGGCCGCACGCTGTTGATCGTGTTGCGCCACGGCGACCGAGAGCATCGCCGCGAGGTCGTGCTGGCCGGCATGCCGGTCTACCGCGGCCTGTACCCGAGCGCCGGCGCGCTGTCGAAGCACGGCGACACCTGGACATGGGGCGGCTCGATGTGGTTCGCGAAGCGCGACACCGACAGCCGACCACCGGGTGACGACTGGCAGCTGTGCGTGAAGGGCACGAAGTGATCCGCCCACCCAAGGTCATCGTGCCGCCGGATGCCGAGCCGATCTCGCTGGAAGAGGCACGAACGCACCTCGAGGCCGCGCCGTACGGCGACAGCGACGACGACCCGGTCGATGCCGTCGACGACGCGATGATCATGGCCTGGCTCGCCGCGGCGCGCGAGCACTGCGAGGACTTCCTCGGCCTGTCGCTGAGCCCGCGCACGCTCGAGCTCGCGCTTGACACGTGGCCCACCGAACGCGATGACGGCCGCACCTATATCGAATTGCCGATGGGCCCCGTCAGCGAGATCGTGTCGATCACGATTCCGGACGCCAGCGGCGACAGCGACGACACCGATGCCGACCCCGTCGACACCTCGGTCTACGTGCTGGACGACTTCTCGGCGCCGGCGCGCCTGTACCCCGCTGCCAGCTGGCCGGCAATGACCGCCGGCACGAACGCCATCCGCATCCGCTACGTGGCTGGCTACGCCATCGACAGCGACGGCGAGAGCGCGATGCCGAAGGTGTTCCGCGCGGCGATGCTGCTTGTGCTGGGCCATCTGTACGCCCACCGCGAAGAGAACACCGAGCAGGCGCTGCAGAGCCTGCCGCTGGGTGTCGAGGCGCTACTGCGGCCGCGGCGCGTACTGCTCGGGATGGCGTGATGGATCTCCCGGCCGGCCGCCTGCGACATCGCGTCAGCATCGAAGCGCTGGTGAGCGATCTCGACACCGATGGCGCCACCGTGGAGGAGTGGGTGCCGCAGTTCGGGCGCCTGCTGCCGGCCGAGATCGTCGCGCTGTCGGGCCGCGAGCTCATCGCTGCGCAGGCCGTGCAGTCGAAGGTGGCAACAAGGATCAGGATCAGGTGGCGCGCCGGAGTCGTGCCGAGCATGCGGGTCGTGCACCGGGATACGGCCTACAACATCGAGGCGATCGTGCCGGATCCCGACAGCGGCCGCCGGTGGCTGACGCTGCACTGCACATCCGGGGTCCAAGTTGACTGACTGGCTCCAGGCCTTCGCGGGTCGAACGGTCGTCATCGTTGCCAGCGGCCCCAGCCTGACCGAAGACGACTGCACGACGGTCCGCTCGTCCGGGCTACCGGTGTTCGTCACCAACACGATGTTCCGGCGCTTCCCGGATGCCGATGTCCTCGTGGCGCACGACGCGAGGTGGTGGAAGCTCTATCGTTCTGAGGTCGAGAAGACCTTCCGGGGCCGCCGGTTCCGCTGCGACGCCGTCGGCATTGCCAGCGAGCGGAACCCGCAGACGTTCTTGCGGTACCGGTCGTTCGGCAACTCGGGGACAGCCGCCATCGCACTTGCTGCGTTGGCGGGCGCGCGGAATGTGGTGCTGCTCGGCTGCGACTGCCGGCGCACTGGCGGGCAGACGCATTCGCACGGCGACCACCCGCCGGAGCTGAGCAACGCGCGCTCGATTGAGCGCTGGGCGCCGAAGTTTGCGAAGGCCGCTGCCTACGCGAGGGGCAAGGGTTGCGAGGTCGTCAACGCCTCGCGCGAGACCGCGCTGACGTGCTTTCCGCGCGTGCCACTGGAAGACGGACTCAGGAGCTGACGATGGACCTCCAGACACTGAACGCCGACCTCTTCCGCGCCCTCACGGGCCAGAAGTTGGAGGGCCAGCGAGTGCGCTCGCTCACGCTCACACTACAGCCGGCCGAACTGCCGCGGCTCATCGTTGAGCGCTACCTGGAGAGCGCCGACCAGCTGCAGACCGCGGTGGAGATGCTGCAGCTCACGCCGCAGGCCGACGGCTCGACGGCGCTGCAGCCGGCAGAGCTGGAGCCGGCATACCTGGTCGCCGGAAAGATCGAGCGGCTGAAGCTAGAGCCCGGCGACGTGGTCGTGCTGCGCGTGCCCGGTCGGGTCGCGGACGAGACCGCCAAACGCCTGCGCGAGCACCTTGCCAACGTCCTGCCGCAGCACCAGGCTCTCGTTCTCGATGGGGGCATGTCGATCGGCGCTGTCGGCCGGCAGATGGCCTGCGCCTTCGATGGCCGAGACCCCGCCTTCGCCGAGTTCGGCCCGCTCGTCGGATGAAGCAGTTCTACATCCTCGACGAGCGCCAGATCTGGCACAAGGCAGCGTGCGAGGCGGCGCGCAATCACGGCTTCGCGGCGCGCCGGATCTTCGCGGGCAGCGATCTATCACCCGACGCTGCCGGCGTTGGCTTCATCCGCCCGCACGCCGACTGGCGCAAGCTGCCGACCAACCGCGGCGACGACGCGCTGATGCGAGCGAAGCTGACGATGATCCAGGACCGCGACCAGGTCGAGCTCTACGAGGACAAGTCAGGCCAGTTCCTTCGCTGGGGCGAGTGGATGCCCGACACCTGGCGCTTCAGCGAAAGAGATTGGGCGTTGGCGTTCTTGGAAGGCGCCGCCGAGTACCCCATCGTTTCGAAGGCCGACGTGGGCGCTAGCAGCGTGAACGTGCGAGTCCTGCGCAACAAGGCAGAGGCCGCGAAGCACGTGCACGATCTGTTCGGTCGCGGCGTCAGGGTCAACCACGGGGCCGCGTGCCCGGACACGCTGCAGAAGGGCTACGCGCTGTTGCAGCGCTTCATCCCGCACACGATCACCTGGCGAGTGAATGCCATCGGCGACGCGCGCGCCGTGTTCAAGCGCTACTGCTACCCCGACCGCCCCGTCGCGCAGACCGGAAACGTCGACCCAACCTACGAGATGACGCCGGAGCTGGAATCGCTGCTCGACTTCAGCGATCGGTTCTTCGCGCATGCCGGCACGAAGTGGTGCGCGATCGACGTGCTCAGGGACGGCGACGACTGGCGGCTGCTGGAGACGTCACTCGCGTACCCCTGGCCTTCTCCGGGCGACTGCAACAACGGCACGATCTTCCGATCGCGGCACAAGTGGATCGGCATGTTCGACGTAATGTTCGACGAACTGGAGCGCGGCGCATGGAATTGAGGCCCGTGAAGGCGCCCGAAGCGGCGCAAGCCACCTCCATGCCAGCCGCCCAGCGATCGCGGCGCCAACGCGCGATTTCGGGCCTTGCCGCGGCACTGCGGCCGGCGCTGTGCCAGCTCTTCGTCGTCTACGTGGCGGCGAACATGGCGGTGTGCGCGCTCCTCTTCGCGCCGTGGGCGCTGCCGCGCGAGACGGTCTCCGGGCTGCTGGGTCGCTGGAAGTCGGGCGCGGCGCCGGTGAAGCGCCGGTTCGCGCTCGTCGCCTCGTGGGTCGTCGACCGCATCTACTTCTGGGAGCCGAACCACTGCGTAGAGGTCTTCCTCGCCGAGCGCGACGCGCGCAAGGTTCTGTACCCGGAGAAGCCGGGCGCGAAGCCATGAGCCTCGGCGAGATCGTGCTCACGGTGTGGATCGTCTTCGTTCTCGCCATTATGTTCTGGCCGCGAAAGAAGTAGCCGCCGCCAATGCTCAGCGTAGTGACATTCAAGTGGCGCCCGCGCGCCGGCTACCGATCGACCTACGGACCCGAGCAGGTTCACGTCATGCGCAACATGGTTCGGCGGCACTACCCGGACCCGCACCGCTTCATCTGCATCACCGACGACCCCGCCGGCTTGGCGCCCGACATCGAGGTCGTGCCGCTATGGAACGACCATGCCAGCGTGCCGAACCCATCATTCCCGGACGGCCCAAGCTGCTACCGCAGGCTGAGGCTCTTCGCCCCTGACATCGGCAAGCTGCTCGGCGAGCGCATCGTGGCGATCGACCTCGATGTCGTCATCACCGCCGACCTGCGGCCGCTGTGGAACCGCGCCGAAGACTTCGTCGGTTGGCGCGACCCGGTGCGCAAGTGGCCCTACAACGGCTCGATGTTCATGCTGACCGCTGGCGCGCGGCCGCAGGTCTGGGAGACGTTCGACCCGCAGCGGTCGCCAGCGCTCTCCAGTGCGGCCGGCATGCGTGGCAGCGACCAGGGCTGGATGAGCTACGTGCTGGGGTGGAAGGAAGCCGCATGGACCGAGGCGGATGGCGTCATCTCGTTCCAGCGCGAGGTCAAGGCCGCTGGCGGGCGGCTACCGTCGAGGTCGCGAATCGTCGTGTTCTGGGGACGGCACGACCCCTGGTCGCGTCAGGCCCAAGCGATGGCGCCGTGGATCAAGGAGCACTACCGGTGAACATCGAACTCCGACTGCGCGGTCTCGATGGCGTGCTGCAGACGCTGCACGCGCTGCCGGCAGAGGTCGTCAGCAAACGCGGCGGCCCGGTCAAGGCCGCACTCCGCAAGGGCGCACTCGTGATCCTGCGGGAGGCGGCGCTCAACTTGGCGCGCGCCACCGACCAGCTCAGCCCCGACGGCGAAGACCACTCGACCGGCCTGTTGATCAAGAACCTCGTGGCGACGCGCGGCAAGGCGCCGCATGGCGGCAACGGCGAGCGCTACCTCGTTCGCGTCCGCCGCAGGAGCTACCAGCGCAAGGGCGAGCCGGTCACGACGCTGAAGACGGCGCAGCTGCTCGAGTACGGCAGCAGTCAACAACCGGCGGAACCCTGGTTGCGGCCAGCGTTCAACGCCAAGGCGGCCGTGGCCATCACCACGATCGAGGCCGAACTGGTGAAGGGCGTCGACCGCGTCGTGCGCAAGTTGGCAGCGCAGAACAAGGCCTGACGTGCTGCCGCCGCTCTATACGCTGCTGCAGGCCTCGTCAGCGGTGCGAGAACGGCTCGGGGCCCGGCCGCGGCTCTATCGCCATGGCGAGGCGCCGCAGAACGAAGAGCGGCCCTACGCGGTTTGGCTGGTCGTCTCCGGCGTGCCGGAGAACACCCTGAGCGAGAAGCCAGCCGTCGACCGCGACACCGTGCAGATTGACATCTACGCGAAGACCGATGCCGATGTGGTCGCGACGGCGAAAGCGGTGCGCGACCAAATGGAAACCCGCACGCACATGACTGCCTGGCGCAACCCGCCGCGCGAGCCGGAGACGCGGCTCTTCCGCATCAGCATGGATTTCGACTACTGGCTCCCGCGCGAAGCCTGAGCCAGCGCCACCGGCATCCCCAACAGCCCGCCGCCGCGCGGGCTCTTTTCTTCCCGAAAGGCGCATCATGACCACCGGTACCGTCCCCACCCAGGGCACCAAGCTCTACATGATCGACACGGTCTCGCAGACCGACCCGACCGTCGTGAAGATGGCATGCCCGACCGGCGTTACCGGCGTCGGCGCCGGCGCCAAGGACCAGGTCGAAACGACCTGCCTCGACACCCTGCAGGACAAGGAATACGCCGCCGGCTTGGGCAACCCCGGCCCGATCAGCGTGCCGTTCAATCTGATCCCGCGTGAGTTCTCGCACCAGAATCTGTTCGAGCTGAAGCGCCGCGGCACCACGCTGGCCTGGATGCTCGTGTTCGCCGACAACGAGGACGATCCCGGCAACGAAGCGTTCACGCCCACGCTGGACACCGACGACACCTTCGTGGTGCCGACAGACCGCAGCACGGTCACGTTCAACGCCTACGTCTCGGAAGTCGCCCTCGACATCGCCACGAATGAGATCGTCCGCGGCACGCTCACGCTGCAGCGCAGCGGTGCCGAGGTCTTCACTGCCTACACGCCGAGCTGAGCATGGCCCTCGACCAGAGCCTCTTCATCGCCGACGGCATCGAGGAGCGGACCGTCGAGCTCGCCGACGGCACGAAGCACGTCCTTCACTTCAAGCACCTGCCGAACAACGCGTTCGAGCGCTACGCCGCATGGGTGAGCTCCGACGACGAAGACGTGCGGGCGAATGCGGCGGCGCGCCTGCTCGCTGTCGGCATGTGCGATCCCGACGGGAAGCCGGTGATGACCGCCGAGCAGGCGGACCGCCTCAAGCGGCCCGTGATGCTGCGCCTGATGACGGCTCTGCACGAGGTCAACGGCTTCGGGCGCACCGAGCAGCAGAAGGCCGATCAGCAGGCCGAACTGGGAAACGGTTAGCCGCCCGAGGCGACGAGTGGTTCTGGCATGTACTCGCCTTGGCGCTCGGGGGCCGCACGGTCGCGGAGTGGAAGGCGTCCATGTCGCGAGCCGAGTTCGTCGCCTGGGGCGAGTTCTACGCGCAGCAGCCGTTCAGTGACTTCCATCGCTTCCACCGGCCGGCGGCTCTGGTCGCCAACGCCATGGGGGGCGGCGACATCGCGAAGCGCCTGGAGTGGCTGCAGCCGAAGCCTGTTGTGAAACACCCGCGCTACGACGAGGCCGCCATGAGGTCGCTGGCGGCGTTCGGGTTCAAGCCGCCGCCGAGGTAAAGC